TTCTACCTCGGCTGGTCGTCGGCGCACCTGAGCGCGATCGAGCGCCTGGAGCGCTGCACGGCGAGCGGCGGCCTGTTCGCGCTGGCGATGCCGCGCGGGAGCGGCAAGTCAACGCTGTGCGAGTGCGCGGCGCTGCACGCGGTCCTCTACGGGACGCGGCGGTTCGTGGTGATCGTCGGCGCGACCGCGGAACACGCGCAGGGCACGCTCGAAAAACTGAAAGCGGAGATCGAGACGAACGACCTGCTGAACCAGGACTTCCCCGAGGTGTGCTACCCGGTGCGGAAGCTGGACGGCATCCACAACCGGGCGAAGGGCCAGACGCTCAAGGGGGAGCGGACCAGGATCGGCTGGACCGCAGACGGCATCCGACTCCCGACCGTGGCGGGGTCCGTCTCGTCGGGTGCGACCGTGCGCGTGGCCGGACTCACCGGGTCGATCCGCGGGCTGTCGGAGCTGGCCCCGGACGGCACCCCGTTCCGCCCGGACCTGGTGATCCTCGACGACCCCCAGACGCGCGGATCCGCCAAGAGCCCAGCGCAGACCCACGACCGCGAGCGGATCATCCTCGGCGACGTGTTGGGGCTGGCGGGTCCGACGACCAACATCGCCGCGGTGATGCCCTGTACCGTGATCTACCCGCGCGACCTGGCGGCCCGGTTCCTGGATCGGGACGCGCGCCCCGAGTGGCAGGGGGAGCGAACCCGGATGCTGAACCGGTTCCCGACGAACCTGGACATCTGGGACCAATACAAGGAACTCCGCGACCAGTGCATGGCGGAACACGGCGACGGCAGCGCGGCCACCGAGTTCTACCGCGAGAACCGCGAGACCATGGATCACGGAGCCGAAGCGAGCTGGCCTGAGCGGTTCAAGGACGGGGAGATCAGCGGGATTCAATCCGCCATGAACTGGTTCCTCACGAACCGGCGCGAGTTCCTGGCCGAAGGGCAGAACGAACCCGAACCTGAGGGCGGCGCGGGCGCGTGCAAGGAACTCCGGGCCGAGAACGTGGCCGCGCGCCTGTCGGGGGTGGCGCGGCTCCAGATCCCGCGCGAGTGCAGCCGCATCACCGCGTTCATCGACTGCGGGACGCTCATGCACTGGTTCGCGGTCATTGCCTGGGACAACACGTTCGGCGGGTCCGTGATCGACTATGGGACGTGGCCGCGCCAGGGACGGAGCATGTTCGAAAACTCCGACCCGAAACCCGGGCTACGCGATACGTACCCGGGCAAGTCCGAGGAACAGTACGTTTACGCGGGACTCACGGACCTCACGACTCAGATCCTCGGCCGGGTGCATTACCGCGACCAGAGCGGCGATGAGCTGCGGGTCGAGCGGTGCCTCATCGACTGCGGTTGGCAGTCCCAGACCGTTTACCAGTTCTGCCGACAGAGCCCGTACTCCGGGATCATCTACCCGTCGAAGGGCGTGGGCCGCACGCTCACCAGTCGCGGGGTGTCGGAGTGGAAACCCCGGCCCGGAGAACCGAAGCCGGGCTATCACTGGCGACTGACCACCAGCGAAACGGGCAAGGGGAGAATGGTCCAGTTCGACCCCGACATGTGGAAGTCGCTCTTGTACGAACGGCTCACCACGGACATGGGCGGCGCGGGGTGCCTCACGCTCTTCGGCAAGGACTCGCGCACGCACGAGATGTTGGCCGAACACTGCGCGGCCGAACAGGCCGAACCGGCGACCGTGCGCGGCGCGACGTTCGACAAGTGGCAGATACTGGCACACCGGCCGGATAACCACTTGTGGGACTGTCTCGTTGGGTGCGCGGTCGGGGCCAGTGTCCAGGGGCTGACGTTCTCCCCGAGCGGCAGACCCGAACCGCCCGACCAGGCGAAGAAGCGGGTGAAGTGGTCCGAGGTCCAGAAGGCGAAGGCGGGATCGAAGTGAACCCACCCAAACCGAAGGGGCTGTATTGCCCCCAGTGTCGCGGGGTGCGGCTCACGGTCGTCAAGACCGTGTTGCCCTGCCCGGGGGTGCGGATACGCTACCGCAAATGCTCCACCTGCAACGCCAAAATCAAGACCACCGAAACCGTGAACAGGGCTGAGACATGACGAGCGAAGAGGCCGCGCTCCTGGCTCAGCGCTGGCCGGACATCAAGGTAACGATCCCCTGAGAGTGAAACCGGTCTACCGGCAACCACCCATTTGCATTCCGCGCACTTCCACGCTCCCGTTTCTCGGTTCGTATGCGTCACTGTAAGTAGGCCCCCGCGACATCGCCCGCCGCTCGACGCGGCGCACCGTCCGGTGTGGCCTCCTTACCCCGTGTGCGCTGTGGCCGACACCCCCGCCGACACCAGTTCCATCACGCAGGCCCTGACGGACCCGCTCGCGTCTTCGGCGGACGGGCAGAGCGTGACGGACCGGTCGGTGGCGGACAAGATGCTCGGCATCCAGTTCGCGGCGGCGGCCGCGGGCGTGGTCCTGCTGCACCGAGGGCTGCGCCGGACCCGGATCATCGCCCCGCCGCAGTGCGACGGGCACGCGGGGCCGTTCGGCAACTACCCAGGCCCCGGGGGGTTCGGATGAGCTGGCTCGGCCGAATCCTGGGACTTTCGACCCCGACCGCACCGCGAGACACCTCGCCGCGGCCGGGTTCCCGCACGCACCTGGCGGCGAGATACGAGGGGGCCGAGACCAACCGCGAGAACGAACCGCTCTGGCGGTTCACCGATTACCTCTCGGCGAAGGCCGCCAACTCGTTCCAGGTCAGGCGAACGCTCAAGATCCGCTCGCGGTACGAGGCCAGCAACAACTCGTACTTCCGCGGCATCATCGACACCATGTCGAACGACCTGATCGGGTCCGGGCCGCGGCTCCAGGTGCGCACCCGGAACCCCGCCGTCAACAGGCGGATTCAGGACGCGTGGCACAGCTGGGCGCGGTCCATCGGCCTGGCGAACAAACTGCGCGTCATGGCCAAGGCCAAGGTCGCAGACGGCGAGGCGTTCGCGCTGCTCGTCACGAACCGGAACCTCAAGGCGACGTTCGGCGGCGACCTGAACGTGTCGGACGCCGTGCAGCTCGACGTGTGCGTCATCGAGTCCGACCAGGTCACGACCCCGGACCCGGGCTTTATCGATTACTTCTGGGTGGACGGGATCGTCCTGGACCGGCTCGGGAACCCGACCGAGTACCACGTTCTCCGCCACCACCCGGGCGACTTTTTTATTCCGCAGCTCAACCCGCTGATCTACGACAAGTGGCGGCCCGCGCACGTGCTCCACTGGTTCCGCCAGGACCGCCCCGGCCAGTGTCGGGGCGTCCCGGAGATCACCCCGGCCCTGGACCTGTTCGCGCAGCTGCGGCGGTACACCAAGGCCGTGATCGCGGCCGCCGAGACCGCCGCGGATGTGGTCGCGATGATGGAGACGCAGGCCCCGGCGAACGTCGATCCGGACCAGCCCGAGCCGTTCGACCACATCCACTTCAAGCGGGGCGAGATGCTCACGCTCCCCTGGGGCGCGAAGCTGTCGCAGCTGAAGGCGGAACAGCCCGCGACCACGTACGAAATGTTCGTCCGGGTTTTGCTCAGAGAAATTTGCCGGTGCCTGAACATTCCGCTCAACATGGCGCTCGGCGACTCCTCCAATTCGAACTTCGCGAGCGGCCGCCTGGACCACCTGCCGTACCACCGGACCCAACGGGTTGACCGGCAGGCGTGCGCGGAATCGGTCCTCGACAAGATCTTCGCCGCGTTCATCGACGAGGCGGTGATGGTTGAGGGATTGCTCCCGGAAGACGTGGTGTCGGCGGACCAGCTCCCGCACCGGTGGTTCTGGGACAGCGCCGAGAGTATCAGCCCCGTGGACGACGCCACGGCGGAAGAGAAGCGCCTGGAGACCGGGACCGAAACGCTCACCTCGATCTACGCCGAGCGCGGCGAGGACTGGGAAACAGCGATCACCCAGCGCGCCGAGGAAGTGGCGCTGTGCTACAAGCTCGCGGCCAAGCTCGGGATCCCGGTCGAACACCTGCTCCCGAAGACGACCACGAACGTCACGGTGAAGCCGCCGGACGACGAGGGTGATGACCCGCCGGCCACGAAGCGAAAGGGGACCGATGAGCGCTCCAAAGTCCCCGCCGCTTGAGGCGCAAAGCGAACTGGCGATCCTGGCCCCGGCGCGGTTCGGCTCGCCCTCGGCGACCATCGCGGCCGCGGACGGCAAGGGCCCCCAACAGCGCACGGTGGAGATCGTCGCTTACACGGGCGGGCTCCTGACGAGTCAGGGGGATTACGGGTGGGATTACCCGGTGGTGTGCGACGTCCAGGGGTTCGACCTGTCGCAGGAGACGTTCCCCCTGCTCGACAACCACGGCGGGGACTGGTTCAACCGGGAGAAGCTCCGGGACACGGTGGTAGGGCAGGCCAACAGCGCGCGGGTGTCCGGGAGCGAACTGAAGCTGTCGGGCGGTATGTTCGATACCGAAGCCGCGCGGGAAATCATCGGTCTCGCGGACCAGGGGTTCGCCTGGCAGACGTCGATCGGCGCGAAGGTGATGGCCCGGAAGTTCATTCCCGAGGGAACCTCGGTCGAAGTGAACAGCCGGACCTTTGAAGGTCCGGTCTACGTGGCGACGAAAACCAAACTGCGCGAAGTTTCTTTTGTTGTCCTGGGCGACGATTCCGACACCAGCGCGATTATCGCGCGATTGAAGAAGAAGGGTAAGGCCATGAACCCGACCGCAATCGTTGCCGACGCCAGCGACGACGAGAAGTTCAAGGCGTGGTGCAAGGGGGAGGGCTACGGCGACCCCGACACCATGACCGAGCGCATGAAGACCCGCATGCGCGCGGAGTACGACGAAAGTACGGACGACGACAGCGACGAGGAAGACGAGGACACCAAGCCCGCGGCGAAGAACGCCAAGGCCGGCGACGACAACGATAAGGAGAAGGACAAGCCCGCGAGCGCGAAGGCCAGCGCCACGCTCGACCTCCGCGCCGAGGCCGTGCGGATCCACCGGATCCAGGCCCTGCTGGCGACCAAGCCGGGGCTGAAGGTGCCGGTGGAGCGGAACGGGAAGTACGTCGATGAGGACCTGGCTGCCACGGCCATCGCCGAGGGCTGGACCGAGAAGAAGGTCAAGCTCGAGATCCTCCGCGCCGACCGCGGCACCCCCGGCCCGACGTGGTACGCCCCGAGCCAGCCGCAACTGAATCAGGCGGTGATCGAGTCCGCGATCCTCCGCGCGGCGGCCTGCCCATTGGAGCAGGACGAGTACTACTTCAACCGCGGCCCGGAAGGGCGCCCCGAGCGGCGCGTCCCCGAGTTCATCCAGCGCGACACCCAGCGCGAGTTCCGCGCCCGGTACACGGATCAGGTGCAGCAGGCCGCGCACGACATGTTCGTGAACGCCTCCTCGCCGAACTACGTCGGCGAGATGGGGCTGCAACACCTGCTCCTCATGGTGGCGCGGGCCGGTGGCTACAACGGCCGGGCGAACCAGATCAACAACGGGAACCTGGAAGAAGTCCTCCGGGCGTCCTTCGACAAGACCATGATCCGCGCCGAGGGCGGGTCCACCATCTCGATCCAGAACCTGCTCGCCAACGTCCTGAACAAGATGCTGCTGACCGGGTACACGCACACGGACATGAGCTGGCGGGAGATCTGCTCGGTTCGTCCCGTGAAGGACTTCAAGCCGTCGAAGTCGATCAACGTGACCGGCGACTTCATCTACAAGAAGTTGAACGCGGACGGCCAGATCCAGAACGCGGCACTGACGGACGAAGCGTACGCCAACCAGATCGACACCTTCGCGAGGAAGTTGGGTATCTCGCGGCAGATGATCATCAACGATGACATCAGCGGGCTCACCACCGTGCCGATGCTGATGGGCATCGGGGCGAACGATTCGATCAGCATCCTGTTCTGGACGCTCTTCCTCAACCCGGGGAACTGGACGGACGGGAACGCGTTCTGGTACTCGGCCCGGAACGTGGCGGCGAGCCTGCTCGGCGGCGGCGCGATCCAGGCCAACGCCCTGGCGGCCGGTGCGTCCTCGGCCCTGTCCTCGACGAGCCTCCAGTCGGCCGTGACCCTGTTCGACATGCAGGTGAAGGCCAACGGCCAGCCGCTCGGCGTCCCGCCCGCGATCCTGCTCTACCCGCCCGCACTCGACGCGACGGCGGTAGAACTGATGAACGCTCAGTTCCTGGTGTACGGCGGCGGTACGGCCAGCAAGCAGCCGAACACCAACGTGTTCAAGGGCCGGTTCAAGCCGGTGAAGTCGCCTTACATCCAGAACCCGAACTACACCGGGTACAGCGCAACCCAGTGGTGGCTGTTGTCCAACCCGCAGCTCACCGGGCTCTCGACGATCGAGATGGCGTTCCTCAACGGCCAGGAGACGCCGACCGTCCAGACCGCGCAAGCGAACTTCAACGAGCTGGGCATCGACATCCGCGGGTTCTTCGACTACGGCGTGGCGATGCAGAACCCCCGCGCCTCGGTGAAGTCGCCGGGCGCGTGATCGGACACCGCGGGCGCGGGGATGTGCGACTTGCCGGCTGCGGACTCCCCCCGCGCCCGCGGTACGGAGCGCGGTGGAGTAGCGGCTAACTCGCCGGAGTCATGATCTGGAGACCGCCGGTTCGAATCCGGCCCGCGCGATTGAGTTTCGGTTCCGCCCCAAGTGGGCGCGTTCTGTAAGCCGGCCTGACCGGCAACCTTGGGAGCAACACCGATGACGATGGCGCGCTACGTGAACGGCCCGCGCTGGGCCGTGCAGAACGTCCCGGGGTCCGCGGTGAACGCGGGGGACGTGGTCGTCCAGGGCAACCTGTCGCTCGTCTCGGACGTCGATAACCCGGTCGGCACCGGAACGTCGATCATCCAGTCGGCGCTGTACGTCGGCGGCATCTACCAGGTGGCCGCGGACGCCGCGTACCCGGTCGGGCAACCGGTTTGGTGGAACCCGGCCACCAGTCAGGTGACCGGCGCGCCCACGCCCACGACGGTGCCGTTCGGGTTCATCGTCGCGGGTCCGACGGGACTGGTGTCCGACGGCGGCCCGACCGGGGCCGGGTCGTACTGCTACGCGCTCCACGACCCCGACATGGTCGGCATTTCCCTGCCGCGCGTCAGCTCGGTGAACGCCCTCACCGCGCACGCCGGGGGCGGGCAGGCCAACGCCACCCCGATCCTCGCGCAGATCGCGCGGTTCACGACCGTCGCCACCGCGGGCGATTCCGGGCTCCTGCCGGCGGCCGGGCCCGGCCTGGAGGTGACGGTCACCAACGCGGCCGCGGCGAACAGCATGAACGTGTTCCCGAACACCGGGGACCAGATCAACAGCCTCGGCGCCAACGCGGCGTTCGCGCTCGCGGCCGGGAAGACGGCGACGTTCTTCTCGACCGTCGCGGGACAGTGGCACTCGATCCTGAGCGCGTAACCGAGGCCGACCCGACCCGCGAACGGAACCCGAATGGACCCGGCCCCGCTGACCCTGTTCGTCGGCTACCCGCGCCGCCCCGGGTGCGCGGCGGCCGACCCCGGCGCGTACCCGCGCGCGAGCCTGCGGGCCCCGGCCCGGCTGGCGCGCACGGCGGGGAGCCTGCTCAACCTGAGCTTCAACCAGCTCTGGGCGGGGGCGCTGAACTCCCGCACGGACGGCGTGCGGTTCTTCGCCATGTGCCACGACGACATCGAGGTCGGGGCCGGCTGGGCGGACGTGCTGTTCGATGAGATGCAGGCGACCGGGGCCGACGTGGTGAGCGTCGCGGTCCCGCTCAAGGACGCCAGGGGCCTGACCAGTACGGCGGTCCACAACCAGACCACGGGCGAGGTCCGCCGGCTGACGCTGGCCGAGCTGTTCACGCTCCCGCCGACGTTCGACCTGGCGGACCTGGTGGCCGCCGGGATCGCACGGGGCGACGGGGCCGAAACGCTCCTGGTCAATACCGGCCTCTGGCTGTGCCGGTTCGGGGACTGGTGCGACGAGTTCCCGGGCTTCAGGAACATGTTCGACGGGGTGAAGCGGCTGCCGGACGGGCGGTTCGTGGCCTCGTGCCTGCCCGAAGATTGGTCCTTCAGCGTGTGGGCGGCGCGGGCCGGGCTCTCGGTCAAGGTGACCCGGAAAGTGCCGCTCGCGCACCTGGGGGCGGGCGGCGTCGAGTACCGAAACGATCGGGTGTGGGGCGAGTACGCGACCGACCCGGGCGACACCCCCACCATTTAAGAAAGGGCTGCACCGTGAGCGACGTACAGACCGCCGCGGCGGACCGCATCAAGGCCGCCGTCGCCGACCGCAACCCGGCCTCGTTCGTCGAGGTGTCGGCGCAGGACCTGGCGACCCTGACCGCGGCCGTGCCCGCGGGCAAGGAGACGAGCCTCGTGTGGGGCAGGGGGCCACAAAACGCGCTCGCCGGGCGGCCGGCGGCCGAACAGGCGCGGATCAAAATTCACGTCCTGGTCCGGGACGTGGCGGACCTGCTGGGGGCGCTCGGTGTCAACGCTCAGTAGTCGGGGCCGGGACGCGCTCACCAGTCGCCAGCAGCAGGCGGCCGGGGTGAGCGTCACGTACACCCGCGCCGCCGGGCCGGTGCTGACGCTGACCGCGGTCCCCGGGCTGACGACGTTCACGAGCGAGCAGTTGCCGGGGCGGATCGAGATCGCGAACCGGGACTACCTCGTCGCGGTCGCCGACCTGATGGTGTCGGGCGTCGAGACCCCGCCCGCGCTCGGGGACCGGATCGCCGAGACCGTGAACGGCGTCACCTGCACGTTCGAGGTCATGACCCCGGACACCGGCGAACCGGCCTGGCGGTACTCCAGCCAGTGGCGGGCCATGTACCGGGTCCACTGCAAGAGGGTGAGCTGATATGGCCGTGCACCTGAACTCACGGGTGGCGGGGTTCATGGCCGGGGTGCTGTGTACGATCGCGGCCCTGGTGGTGTCGCTCCGCAACGACCGGCTGCACACGAAGCGGGTGAGCTGACGTGCCCTACGTCCCGACGACGCCGACCGTGCTCCTCTGCTCGCAGCTCGCGACGGTGGTGCAGAGCGCGTGGAGCCCGACAGACGGGGCGAGCGGTGCGGGCTGGGACTTCTTCCGCCGGTACGGGGACGCGGACAACGTGAGCGTGCCGGCCCTGGCGGGGCGGCAGGTGGTGTTCTTCCCGCACGGGTACGAGTGGGAAAACGCGGTCCGGGCAGGGGAATGGTACACGCACCACGTTCAGTGCCTGGTGGCCGAGCGGTACACGGCCGCCGCGGGCGACCCGCCCGCGAGCTGGACCGGCGCCCGGGTGGACTTCGTCCACCAGTACATCGTTCAGGGGCTCCGGTACACGAAGGCCGGACCCGCGCCGTTCAACCCCCTGCTCTGGTCGCTGAAGACGACGGTGCAGGTGGTGGACCTCGAAAAGCTGATCGGCGGCGGGCGCCTGTTTTACGCGCTCATCGACCTGGAGTTTCAGGAACTCGTAAGCCCGTAACGGGCCAATAAAGGGGGCTCGCCATGTCGGTCAACGCTCTGATGCCGGGCTGCGCGGCGGGGCTGTACCTGAACGCCGCGGCCGGGAACACCGCGTACAACTCGCCCACCTGGCTGGAGGTGACCGACGTCAAGGACGTGAAGGTCACGCTCCCCTGGGACTTCGCGGAGAGCCGGTCCCGGGACACCCCGCTCAAGCTGTACGCCAAGACGGGCCAGGACCTGTCCCACCAGATCGTGATGCGCGCCGACCCGGCCGACGCCACGTTCCAGCTCTTCATCCAGGTCGCGGGAACGCGGGCGGGGGTGAACGCGATCCGCGACCTGCTGATCCTGGACGCCAAACAGACCGTCATCGGGGCCGTGGGCGTCCGCGGGCCGTTCCTCCTGTCGATCGGCGACGCGCCGCAGGACATCGACGGGATGATTTATTACACGTTCGACCTGAAGCCGACCGTGGACCTGTACTCCAACCTGCCCGTGCTGGCCCTGGTGTCGAACAACAACAACAACGCGGTCGTGACCTATACCTCGATCACGTACTGAGCGGGGCGGGACGTGGCGTTCGACTTCAAGATCAAGAGCCTGAAGGCCGGGTTCTTCGACGCGAAAAAGATCGAGGCCGCCGCGGCACGGGCCGACGCGAAGGTCCAGTCGAAGTTCGGGGCGTACGTCCGCCGGACGATGAAGACGTCGATCAAGTACAAGGCGAAGGGCTCGGCCCCGGCGGGGAGTCCGCCCTTCGCGCACCGGTCCGAGGCGTTCTCGAAAGAGAAGGTCAACAAGAAGAGCGGGGCGACCACGCGGCAACAGCGGAGCCCGCTGCGGGAGCTGATCTTCTTCGCCCGGGATCCGGCCGCCAACAGTGTCGTGATCGGCCCCGTGGCGTTCGGCGCGCGCGGGGCCGGAGCGCTCGAAACGGGCGGGAGCGTATCCGCCCGCCGGGGCTCGGGGCGGAAGACGGTTCACATCGCCCCGCACCCGTTCGCGCGGCCGGCGGGCGAGGCCGAGGCGAAGAAGATGCCGGAGCTGCTCCGGGGCGCAATCAACTGAGGGGGCACCGTGGCGAAGTTCACAGACAAGGCGGGGCGCGAGTGGACGCTCGACCTGGACGTCCCGACGTGCGAGCGGATCCAGAAGGCGACCGACGTGAGGATCGGCCGGCTGCTCGCGGACGGACTGGGCACGCTGATGGCGGATCCCGTCCTCCTGGTCCGCGTGCTGTGGGTGATGGTGGAGCCCGACGCGATCGAGCGGAAGGTGAGCCCGGAGAGCTTCGGCAAGGCGTTCAACGGGGACGCCCTGGAGGACGCTGCGGACGCGTTCTACGTTGCGCTCGCGGATTTCTCCCCGCGCCAACAGCGGCAAGCGCTGAAGGCCCTGTTGGCGCGGGGGAAAGACCTCAGCGAGCGGGAGCTGGCGAAGACCCTGGCCGAGATCGCCACCTTCGACCCGGACAGGCCGAAAGCCCCGACCCCATCGACCGGTGCTACGAGTGCGCCGCCGTCCTCGGCATCGACCCCTGTCGCCGCGGGCTGACGCTCCGTCGGCTGTGGCAGATGGCCCGGGCGAGGCGCGAGTACGAGGGCTCGCTCTTCGCGTGGCACGCGGCGGCGGTGATCGGGTTCATGCCGTTCACGGGCAAGCAACTGAACCCGGGGGCGATCAACCCGTTCGGGACGTCCGACCGGGCCGGCGAGCTGGCCCGGGTGAAGGCGTGGGTGGACAGGGCCATGTTCGCCGCGTGGGTAAGGGAGCAGTTCTCCAAAGCGGGAAAGGTGTAACCGATGGCGGCATCAGCTTCTGACGTGCGCGCCGGCGGTGCGTTCTATCAGCTCAGTTGCCGGGACGACCTGTCCCCGTCGCTCGCCCGCATCCAAAAGAACGCGACCGTGTTCAGCGCGTCACTCGCCGGGCTCAACCCCGGAGCGGGCGGGACCGGGTTCTTGAACCGACTGGTCTTCGGGGCGAAGGAGTTCGACGCGCAGAGCAAACAGTATCTCGGGCGCGTCGGGGGGCTGCTCGGGCCGGTCCGGGCCGCGCTCGACCCGGGCCCGCGCGGGGGCGGCGCGGTCAACGAGTTCCTGTTCGGCCGGTCCGCCGACCCCACGGCCGAGATCGGCGCGACGACCGCGGCCATCGTGAAGGCGCGCGGCGAGGCGGACAAGTTTCGCAAGGCGGGTCGGTTCGATCTGGCGGCCAAAGCGGACCTGAACGTCAGCGACATGGAGAAGAAGCTTGCGGGGCTGAAGGACCGGGCCAAGATCCGCGTGGACACTCAGACCACGACGAAGGGGCTCGACCTCGCACGGGCGAAGCTCGCCGCGGCGCAGAAGGCCGGGCAGATCGACGTGGCGGTGAAGGCTCATCTCGAAGTGGGCGACCTGGAGAAGCGACTCAACGCGCTCAAGGCCCGCACCGAGGGAGAGTACAAGGGCCGCGTGGGCGGGTTGCTGACCCCGCTCCGCTCGACGCTCGACAGCGGCGCCGGCGGCTCGGGGCTCGTGAACCGGTTCGTCTTCGGGGAGAAGCAACTCGACGCCAAGACCGGCGAATACATGGGCCGCTTGGGCGGGATCGCACAGGCGGCCGGCGCGCTCAAGAACACCGTCACCGGCGCCTTCGGCGCGGGTGCGGCGGCCGCGGAGTCTCTCGGCTCCGCGCTCCTCAAGGTCGGGGCCGGACTCACCGGCCTGGGCGGCGCGGCGCTCGCCCCGTTGGCCGCGCTGTTCAAGGGGGGCATCGACCGGGCCGCGGATCTGGACCGGCTGTCCCGCCGGCTCGGCGTCAACGTCGAGCTGCTCAACAAAATGCAGTACGCGGCACAGAAGGCCGGGGTGTCGATCGAAGAAGTGATGCAGGACGAAACGGGCCGGTATCGCGCCGACATCGCCGCGGCCCCGTCGATCGACCCGCGGGACGCGAAGGCGGCGGCCGAATCCCAACAGGTGTTGGCCGAAGCGACCCGGTCGCTCCAGGACGCGCTCTTGCCGCTGGTCTCAGCGCTCACGCCCTACCTCAAGCTCGCGGCGGACTGGGTCAAGACCAACGCCCACCTGATCGCCCCCCTGCTCCCGCTCGCGGCCGGAGTGACGGCGCTCGGTGCGGCCGTCGCGACGGCCGGCGCGCTCGTCGCGGGGGTTGCGGGCGGACTCGCGGCCGCGATCGGGGCCATCGCGGCCGCGCCCGAAGTCCTGGCGGGCATAGCCGCGGGGATCGCGGCCATCGGGGCGACCGCGGGGTCAATCGTCGCGGTCGGGGCCGCGTTCCTCAACCTGAGCGACACGGGCGGGAAGGCCGCGGAAGTGATCGAGGACGAACTCACGGGAGCGTTCGAGACCGGGAAGAGTGCATACGTCGCGCTCGCCAACGCACTCAAGAAAGGGGACCTGGAGACCGCCGGCAAGGTCGCGACCACTTCGCTCGAGTTGCTGTGGGCCGATTTGATGGTGAAGTTTCAGAAGGGGTGGCGCGACTTCAAGGGGTACTTCGTCGATGGCTGGCAGGAGATCACCGGGGGGCTCGCGGCGCCGCTCCGTGAGGTGTGGACCCAGGTGGCGGGGTTCTTCGACGAGGTGTACCAGGGCTGGAAGTGGGTCGGGAAGCAACTGTGGAGCCTGGGCGAGAGCATCTGGGAGGCGATCCGCGAACCCGTCATGAAGGTGGTCAAGTTCCTGGAGTCCGTGTTCGCGGCCATCGCCCTGCCGTTCCTCGCGGCCGTGGGCGTCATCGAACTGGCCTGGGAAAACCTCGACAAGAACATCGTCACCAACCTGATCAACCTCGGCGCGTGGGTGGAGAAGACCTACGCGGGGATTTCCATCTCGATCGAGAACGCGTTCAAGGGCGTCGCACGCACGGCCGTTGATACCGTGATCGCGGCCGCGAACAAGCTGCGGGGGCTGGACCCGACCGGGTTCATCAAGGAAGGGGTCGAACTGGCCGAGAAGCTGAAGACCACGATCCCCGGGGACCGGAGCGTAAAGGACGAGCAAGGCAAAATCATCGCGGAGCGGGACTCGCAGGTCGCCGCGCACCAGAAGGAGCGGGCCGACGCGGCCGCGAAGCGACAGGGCGAGCGAGACCAGGACGTGAGCAACGCGCTGGACACGTTCGACGGTCTCAAAAAGGATCTGGCCGCGTTCACCGCGAAGGCCAACGAGCCCCGCGCCCCGATCGGCCCGGACGGAAACAGGCTGCCCCCGATCCGCCCGGACCTGCTGGGGCAGATCAACGTCAAGGGGGGCTTCTCGGGGGCGGCGCTCGGGCAACAGTTCGGCGTGAGCGACCAGGCGCTCCGCGCCAACGAGCTGCTCAATCAACTGGTACTCCAGGGCGCGGCGGCGCCCCAACTGATCGGCACCGAGGTCGGCAAAGCCGTGGCCCCGCTCAACCCCCGGATCGGACGCTAACCAATGGCCGGCACGCCGCTGATCTTCGAAACGGTGGACTCGCAGACCTACCGCAAGGGGTACGCGGGGGGCGACCTCACGGCCGAATGGGTCGTGTGGTACGAGACCACCCTGGCGGCGGCCGAAGGGCTGCTCTGGGGCACGATCAGCAACCCCCTGGCGACCGGCTACGGGAACCTGGAGGTGAAGAGCGTCCAGGGGCGCAACCTCGGCGCTCCGGATTTGTGGATGTTCACCGTCCAGTACGGGAGCGCGGCGGCGGCGGGCGCGTACCGGCCCGATCAGCTGACGGTCAGAGTCGGCACCAACACCGCGCACGTCACCAACAGCCTGGCGACGTGGAACCGGCTCGGCATCTCGGATATGTCCCAGTCCGGGACCAACCTCACGGTGGACGGGACGACGAACACCTCCGTCCTCCCGGACGGGTACACGCCCCAACCCGGCGACGTCGGGCAGACCGTATATGTCACCGGGGGCACCGGGTTCACGGCCGGCGCGTACACCGTCGTCTCGCTGGTCAGTCCGGGGGGGGTGTTGAAGTGGCAACTGTCGGCCAGTCCCGCGGCGGTCGGCACGAGCGGCGGCGCGTGGAACAAACCGACGACCGTGGGCGCGGGAACGGACCTCACGGTGGACTCGGTCCTCGATGATTACGTCGCGCCGGACGGGTGGGGGGTCAGCTCCGCGGACGTGGGCCGCTCCATCGCCATCGTCGGCGGCACCGGGTTCACGCCGGGCGTGTACCTGATCGAGACGATTTACGCCGGTGAGTGGGTGCTGAACGAGTCCCCGGCGGCGGCCGGCACGGCCGGGGGAACCTGGTACATGCTCGGGAAGGCACAGAGCTTCAACGGCGCGATCGGCGTAACGAGGGACACGGTTGCGGGCTGCGACATCGTGATTCCCGCGTGCGAGTTCACGCTCAGCCAGTCGGTGGCGAGCATGACGGACGCCGTGATCCGCACGTGCCGCGCGATGGTCGGCAAGATCAACGCCGCGCCGTTCCACGGTTACCCGACCGGCACCCTTTTGTACTTGGGGTTCGAGCCGACGTCGGGCGAAGGCAGCATGGCGAACGGCCAGAACTTCACTTTCTGGAACCTCGCGCACCGCTTCAAGTACGAGCCGGACGTGACGAACGTGCAGATCGGCGGAATCACCCTGCCGCTCAAACCGGGGCACTCGTACCTGTGGGCGCGGTATCAACCCGTGGCCGCCAACAACGTGCTCACCGTTCCCCCGGTCGCCGTGTACGTCGAGCAAGTGTATGCGTACGGCGATTTCACCACCCTCCCGGTCACCTGATGCCCCCACCGCTCGCGAGCATCGGGTTTGGTGACGCGCTCCCGAACAGTCGGGAGACGTGGACCGCGCTCATCCAGGGCGGCCGCGACGCGCTCACGCCGCCCCAGGGCCAGGACGCGCCGGTGTACCGCGAGGGGGTCGCGTGGACCCCCTCGTGTACGACCCTCGTCACCAACTCCACCGGCACCGCCCTGGCCCCGTTCTCGGTACTCGCGCTCGGCACTCCCGGCATCGACCCGCGCGTCGAGCCGCAGCTCGCCCGCGAGACGCCGACCTTCACCGGCACCGCGCCGACGAGCTACCTGAACCCGTTCGCGATCACGATCGAGCCGGCCGCGCCGGGCGCAACCGTCCGGGCCGTGGTCCTCGGCCTGGTTCCGGTCCGGCTCACGATCAACACGATGGGCGACGGCTACGCCGTCCCGGACTCCACGGTCGGCACGGCCGGACTCAAGAGCGCGACCGACGGCGGCCCGGCCAAGATCGTGTGGCAGAGCGGCACCACGGGCACAGTGACGGCCCTGGTGCTGTTGCAGGGGGACATGGGCGGCGGCGGCGGGATCACGTCGCCGCTGACGACCAAGGGGGACATCTGGGGCTTCGGCTCCTCCGACGCGCGGATCCCCGTCGGAACCAATGGGACGTTCCTTGAGGCGGACAGCACCCAGGCGCTCGGCGTGAAGTGGGGAACCCCGAGCGGTGTGATCACCGTTCACGACCAGACGATCGGGACCAACTACACGAACACGGGGACCCTGAACTTCGTCTCGGCGGACGGATTCTCGCTGTCGCAGCCGACCGCCGGCACGGTGCAAGTGGACCTGGTGTCGGCCTCGACCAGCGCGCAGGGGGTGATCACCACCGGCAGCCAGACGCTGGCCGGCGCCAAGACGCTCCAGGGCGCGGCCTTCACCACCGCGGAGAGCGGCGGCCAGATGAGCCTCGCCATGCGCGGGGACGCGGTCAACTACACCCCGGGGCACGCGTACAGCGCGACGAACAACCTCAACACGATCACGGTCACCGGCGAACTCAACCTGATCCCGTCGTACTACTCGTACACCGCGCCGACCCACCTGGCGACGAGCTGGTACTACCTCAACGGCTCGACCCTCCGGAGCAACGCCGGGGTGCCGATCGTCGCCAACGGGTTCGGGTTCTGCGCCGGCACCGCCGCGCCGGTGTTCGGCGTCAGCGGGACGGGCGGCGGCGGGGACACGTTCGCCGGCGGCGTCTGTGTGGCGCTGGGGTCGGGCGGCTCCTACGCCACCCTCGGCGCGAACACGTTCACCGCCGGGCAGACGGTCAACGCCTCCGCCGCGACCAACACCCCGCTGACCGTCAAGGGCGCGACCTCGCAGACGGCCGACCTGTTCGACGCCACGACCAGCGGCGGCACCACGCTCGCCAAGATCGACTACGGCGGCAACCTCACCGCGACCTCGTTCAGCGGCTCCGGGTCGGGGCTGACGGCGGTCCCGTGGATCGGGCTCACCGGCCAGCCGACGACGGTGAGCGGCTACGGAATCACCGACGCCGCGACCCTGACCACGGCCCAGACGCTCACCAACAAGACGCTCACGGCGCCCACGCTCACGGCCCCGGTGCTCGGCACCCCGGCGTCGGGCACGCTGACCAACTGCACCGGGCTGCCGGCGACCGGCGTGACGGGCCTCGGCACCGCGGCTACGGTCAACACCGGGACCAGCGGCGGCACGATCCCGCTGCTCAGCGGCGCGAACACCTGGTCGGCGGCGCAGACGATCCAGACCGCCTCCGGCTCCGTGGTGCCGCTGGTGCTCAACGCCCCCACCGGCGCGACCGCGGACATCGTCGAGTTCCAGATCAACGGCTCGACCGTCAGCCAGATCACCGCGGCCGGCGCGTTCACCGGCAACGCGGCGACGGCCACACAGCTCCAGACCGCGCGCACGATCAACGGTACGAGCTTCAACGGCACCGCGAACATCACCGTGCCCGCGGCGGCCGGGACGCTCACCGGCACTGCGCTGGCGACCGGCGTCACGTCGTCCTCGCTCACGTCGTTCGGCGCGAGCATCGCGCTCGGGACGCCGGCCGGCGGGACGCTGACGAACTGCACCGGGTACACGGCGGCGAACCTGAGCGGGACGCTCGGGGCCGGCGGCGGTGGCACCGGCCTGAGCACCCTCACCACCTACGCCGTGCTCTGCGGCGGGACGACCTCGACGGGCGCGCTCCAGCAGGTGAGCGGCGTCGGCACGAGCGGGCAGGTGCTGACCTCGCAGGGGCCGGGGGCGCTCCCTCAGTGGGCGGCGGCGGCGACCGGGTACGCGCTGACGCCCTGGTCCTCGGCCGTCGGGTACACCCAGTACAGTCTCGTCACCGGGTCGGACAGCAACCTGTACCAGTCGATCTATTCGGGATCGAATCTCAATCACAACCCGACGACGGACACCGGCACGTACTGGCAGATGGTCCAGTGCGTCACGAGCACGACCGTCGCCGCCGACGGGACCAGGTTCGCGGCAACCGCCGCCGGCCTCGTCGCGGCCCTGGCGTTCTGCAACACGGCGGTGATCGGCTCGGGCGCGACCCTGACGGTTTCGCTGAAGGCGTCCACCACCTACGCGATGACCACCACGACGCTGACCCTCGCGGCGTCGGGCGGCACGTTCCAGCTGCTGGGCCAGGGCAGCGCCTCCAGCGTCCTCAGCTTCACGACCGGGGGCATTTCCTGCTCCCAACCGGGCGGCCTGGTTCTGCTCAGTTCGCTCGGGGTGTCGGGCCCGAGCAGCGGGACAACGACCGGCGTCGCCGTCAGCAACACCCTCGTCGCACTGAGCGGCGTGGCGGTCACCGGCTGCTACAACGCCACACAGGCGTCCAGCAGCGGCAGCCTGTACCTCACCAACGGCACTTCGCTGACGGGGTACGCGGGCGCCAACGTCGGGGTGCAGGTCAACAACGGCCGGCTGTACGTGTTCGGCGGAAGCGTGTCGATCTCCACGTTCACATACGGCGTGTTCGGCGCGGCCGTGAGCAACGTCTACTTCCGCAACGCGTCCGTCACCAGTTGCACCTACGGCGTCTACGCGCAGGACGGCACGCAGGCGTTACAGGTCGGCACCACGTACACGTCATGCACGACGAACGCTAGCCCGGCGGCGGGTTCGACCGGCAACAGCGGCGCCTCGATGTCGTGAGGAAGGAAGCGGCATGCAACTAATCATCGCCAACGGCAACGTGATCGCCACACACGACGACTGGCAGCTGCCCAACCTGGCGGCCCTGTATCCCGGCGCGACCGTCGCCCCGTGGGGGGGCGGGGCCGGAAGCGTTCAGTCGGTGAACCCGGCGACGGGGTTGCCGCAGGCGGTCCCCGACCCGACCGGCTTCGTGTCCGCGCTGGTGCTCACCTACCCGGCCTACACGCCGTGGACCGACTGGACGGTGACCGCAACCCCGACCGGCCCCCAGATCGCCACCTGGAACGCGGCGAAGGGCACGGCCGTGCCGACCAACGCGGCCGTCGCCGCGGCCGCCGCGGCCCTCACCGCCGCCCAGGCGGCGCAGGCCCAGTGCAACCTGACGGCCGCGGCGGCGATCGCGTGGCTGCTGACGTCCGCCAACCCGGCGGCGCAGGCGCTGCGGGCGTACGTCCGGGCCAGCGTGACGCAGGGCTTCAACGCCATCATCGCGGCCGGCAAGAGCGGCAACTGGTCGAGCCTCCAGCCGTTCACCTACGCCCAGGTGCTCGCCGCGCTCGAGAGCGCGGCCAAGGCCGAAACGTCCCCGACCTCGTGAGCCGAGAGGAGCGCGCGTGCAACCGACCTACACGTTCGGGCTGACCGTGGACGAAGCTAAGGCCGTCCCGGCCTCCACGAGCTGCCCGCCGAGTTCAGCATCGGTTACGGTCGCCAACTGACACGCGCCGCAGCCGCACACCCGGCGTCGCACACCGGTTCCGGCTGCCGGTACTTGGAGCCGATGGTGAACCGCTTGTACCGCCCGAGCTTGAGCTGCTTGGCCTGGAAGAAGGTGAGCTGGGCGTCGCGCACCAAGAGCGCCGCCTCGAGGGGCAAATCCAAGCCGCGACCACCATCGCGGACGTGCAGGCGATCCAAGACACTCGATCCCGATTCGTTCGCCCGTGGAGGCTCTGTATGCGGTTCGTTGCGCGATTCGCACTGGCGGCTCTGGCACTGGTATCCCTCGGCGCGCCCGTCGTGGCGCAATCGCCGGTCAGCGTGGACGTGTCGGCACTGAGCCCGGCCCTTCAGAATGACGTATCCGCGCTGGTGGCGGCTCTCAAGGGCACGAGCGCGCCGGCCGTCCAGTCCGCGGCGGCGAAGTGCGTCTCCGACTTCCGGCCGACCGTCTTCGACGTGACGCACTACGGCGCGGACCCGAAAGGGGTGGCCGACTCGACGGTTGCCATCCGGCGGGCGCAGGCGGCAGCGGAGGCGTGCGCCGGGACGATCTACTTCCCGGCCGGGACGTATGCCGTCTGCCCGCAACCGACGGACCCGGCACCGGCAACGACTGCGCCGCCATATCGGCCGATCTTCACCATCGGCGGCGCGGCGACCTGGAGCAGTGACGGCGCGGCGACGATCCGCGGCTACATGCCGGGGTTGGCCGACCCGGCGACGACCTGGACGACGACCGGGCAGAGCTACTTCAAGATCGCGCGGTTCGGGATGTTCTCGTGTACCGGCGGGTTGACGGGCACGCTGACGTTTCAGGGGCTGACGTTCGACGGCGGCGCGCCCGCTACCGGCAACTACACCGTGGGCGGAATCCCGGCGACGGGCGACGGCTGGGACATGACGCACAAGTGTTGGCTGTTCGGCGGCGGGAAGCCGTTCGGCGCGGTGGTCATCAAGGGTTGTACGGCGAAGAACTGGCGAGGCGAAATCTGCTACGCCAGCTTGCCGGCCGGCGCGACGATCGCGCTCGACACCTGCACCCTCGACCAGTCCAACGCCGACGCGGTGTCGTGCTCCGCGGCGGTCACGATCAGCAACAGCACCATCGGGCCGAATGTCTTTCAGGGGTGCGAGAATCAGGCCGTTGTCGATCAACACTCCCTGACGATCAGCAACAGCACCATCGGCGCGCGGTCCAATGCGGTCGCGTGGGTGCAGAACAACACGGTTACGAAATCGTTCCTGACCGTGAGCAATACGACCCTGACCGGCGATCGCGGACTGTCGCTGACAACTCGGGTCCAGAACGTGACGTTCACGAAGGCGACGTTCAACACGACGGCACAGGCGTGCATCATGTCGGGCGGGTGGTGTACCGATTCCCTGTTCGACACCTGCACGTTCAACGGGCTGGGCGGCATCTGCGGGCAGGGGCAAGGCTGGACCGGGTTGACCGTGCGCAACTGTACCGTCAGCAAGAGCGGGGCGGCGGTACTGTCGGGTTCCTTCGCGTCACTGGCGGGCTCGACGGTCACCGGTTCCGTCGTCGCGCCGGGCGCGTGCGACGTGTCGATCGGGCTGGCGTCGGTGGCCGCACCCGTCGTCAGCGGGACGGTGTGGCAGGGCGTGGCGGTGCCCGGGGTGAAGCTGGACGCGAGCGCGACGGACACGGCTCTGACGGTCTACCCGACCAACGGCATCTCTCGCCTCAACGGGCAAGCCAAGCCGGTAGCCGGCGGAATGCCGGTCACGTTGAGCGCGGCGGGTCGCGGTGCGGGGTTCACGACGACCCTCCTCAACACCGGCCCGCGGGGTGTCACGTGGGTGCTGCCGGCCGATCCGAAGTGGAACACCTGGGCGGCGCCCGTGACGATCCCGGCCGGGACGCTGGCGGTCGGCGGAACGACGGGGGGAGTGAACGTGCGGGTGAACGCGGCCGGGTTGTGGGAACTCGCGCCGTGACGGTTGCGACGGTCAAGTATCTCGACGCACCCGCAATCACGGCATCGAGGTATCAACCGTGCGAAACCCCCGGACGGCTGATTCTTCGCGGAATCTTCAATAGGCAAAACCGATCTTTGTGTTGTAGGCTATAGTCACTACCTTGAGGTATCCGATGGAAAGCAACAGCCTGACCTGGGTGGCGGTCGCCTTCGCGGCCGTCTCGATGGTCGGCACCGCGGTCGCCGCGGTGTCGGCGGCCGCCGTCAAGATCGCCCAGACGCGCGCGGGCGTGAAGACCGCGCTGCTCGAACAGAAGGCCGCCACCCTCGAAGCGCGGGCGACCGAGGCCGAGCGGCGGTCGCAGGCGTGCGAGGAGTCGCACGCGGAGACGGCGGCGAAGCTCGACGACTGCCAGGAGAAGCACCAGACGACCGAACTCCGCCTGAGCGCGCTGGAGGAGGCGCAGCGGGCGGCCAACACCAAACCCCTCACGCACTTATGAACCTGTTCGCCAAACTCTTCGTCCTCGCGTTTACGTTCGCGGTCGTTCTGGACCTGGTCATGGTTCTGGTCTGGAAAATCAAGTCGATCGGCCCGTTCGCCCCAACCCCGTTCCCTGGTGACCAATGATCCGCCGCCTGTTGCTCCCGGTCCTCACGCTCGCGCTCGCCGGGTGCGCCCTGTGCGCCGCGCCCCGGGCCGCCGCCCCCGCCGTGCCAACTACGCCCGCCCTGCCGCGGCTGCAAAAGCCGGCCCCGGCGCCGGATCGAATCGCGCAGGGGCCGAAGTGCGATCCGCTGACGATCTCGGATTCGCCGGTGCCGGTCCGCGCCGGTGAGCCGGTCGTCAAGAAGACGTTCAAGAAGGGGGCCAAGCCGACCCCCAAACACAAGATCTTCGCCGCGAAGCCGTTCGTGCCTGCACCGGGCAAGGCGATCCCCGCGACGGTCGCTTACGTCCCCAAGCAGTTGAGCATGTGGCTCAACGACCAGGACGGCGATTGCGTGACCGCCGAGGAGGCGTTCAACCAGGACGCCGCGGGCGTGTTCATCCAGGACGCCACCGTCCGAACGTGGGCCGGCGCGGGGGGCTTTCTCGACGGCGCGACCCTGACGGACGTGATGGACGCGATGGCCAAATCGGGCTTCAGCCAGAACGGCAACACCTACGGCATCGGCGGATACACGAGCGTCAACTTCGGCGACGAGCCGACCCTACAGGCGGCGCTCGCGATCGCGCCCGTGAAGATCGGGATCGACTCGACGGCGCTCCCCCAGACGGCCGGGAATCAACAGGGGTGGTACGCGACGGGCGGCACGCCGCAACAGTTCGGCAACGAAGATCACTGTGTGTCGCTCGCCGGATACGGCACCGCTCAGGCGCTGTTCGCCGCGCTCAACGTCCCGCTCCCGGCCGCGCTCCAACCGACGCAGACCGGTTACTTGTTGTTCACCTGGTCGTCGATCGGGTTCGTCGATCACGCGTGGATCATGTCCACCGTCGCGGAAGCGTGGCTCCGCAACCCGACGGCGACGGTGAACGGCAAGCCGCAACCCAACCCCGGGCCGACTCCTTCGCCCACCCCCACACCAACGCCAACCCCGACGCCGACCCCTACCCCTACTCCGACACCCACGCCGACTCCGGTCGGCCCGGGGTTCACCGGGTCGATCACCTACACGTACACGAACGGCACTCTCACGGCGGTGACGACGGGCCCGGCGGTTAGCGTTGCCGACGATCTGAAGGCGTCCGGAGTGAATCCGGCCGTGATCGCGGACGTGCTGCAGCTGCTCACGGACCTCAAGGCGAAGGCGGGGGCGATCGTGATCGCTGAGGACGTGCTCAAGATCATCGCCGACCTTGGCGCGAACTCCAAGCGGTGACCATTCCCCTTCGTTTGAGGTCGCGCATCTGCGCGGCCCTGCTCGCGTAGCGGTAGTGCTCGATCATGCCGCCGATCTGGACTCGGGTGATGTAGACCACGGGTATCTCCAGTCAGGGGTCAGGGGTGCTGGTAATCGGCGCGCAATTCTGGACCACCCTCGGCATCGAATTCTGGACCACCGTAGCACAGCCTCTGCGTTCGGCACCAACGCCGGTCGCAGGGGGGAAAGATGCGTACGGTGGACGACTTCGCCG